TCAAACCAATCTTTAGCAGACATAATCACAACCCAATCATGATGATCCCGCCTATGGGCTACAATCGCAATTTCCCCTTCTTCTGCATCTCTTTGGGCTTGTCCTAGCGCATCGTATAAAGACAGTCTGTTGGTTCTTTTGACCTCTTGATGGACTCCTGGTAAGCCTATACAATCCGCTCCACCTATACCGCTATACTGCTGTCCTCTGCGAACGCCCAAAAAGCCTTCTTCTCGGCATACGCTTGCCCATTCCCTTTCGCCACGCTTTCCTTTTTCTCGACTATTGATCGCCATTTGCACCCCTCCTTTGGAAAAAGGGGCAGGGTTACTGCCCCCGATCTAATCGTACTGTTTAGAAGGGTATCTGATCGAAGTCTGGCTCATCAGTATCGCTGCTAGATGTTTGCTCCTTGCCCCTATCCAAGAAACGCACGTTGTCGGCAACAACTTCGGCTGCCTTCCTGCGAATGCCTTGTTGATCATCGTAGGAACGAATTTCAAGCCTGCCTTCTACCGCAACAAGTCTACCCTTATGCAAGTGATTTGCACAGGTTTCAGCTAGTTTGCGCCAAACCACAACGTCAATGAAGTCCACGCCTCGTTCGCCGTCTTGCCCGACATAAGGCTTGTCCACTGCCAGAGTGAAGTTCGCCACCGCGTTCCCCAACTGCGTATAACGCAAATTTGGGTCAGCGGTTAACCGTCCGATTAAAATCGCTTTATTCAACATGTTTACACCTCCAAAAGTTCGGGGTTGTCGTGGATATTTCCGATAACCTCTAAATCCGGCTCGTCAGGTTTTTGGTAGTGATAAGTTTTTGAGGTATCCTCCTCAAAAGGCTTACCCACAAGACAAATGTACCGTTCATGCCAAACCAAGTACGCTGTATCCTTATGCCAGTGGTGGTAGATATAATCACCCTCAAAAATCTTCACGCCATTCCTATCCTTCAGTCCAGTGTACTGCCCGACTGTTTCTGGATCTACCTCGAAACCGAAACACTCCATACATCTATTAGTTGAGCCATTATCCTCCTCCCAATGGTATCCGATCGAACTCACTATAAACTCCTTCCCATCCCTATCATCCGTAATCAAGCGTCCAGTAACCCACTCGCCGTTGTCTAATCGTTTGCCTCTAAACAAAATCTCTCTATTCATCCCCCAGCACCTCGCTTTCCTTTAACTTCCCTTGATAGTTCAGGTAAACCTCGCCCTCCTCGTCTAATGCTTTAAGGGCTTTAAGTAGCATCTTACCGACTTCACCTTGATACTCCGGTATTTGTTGACCTTCTTTGTCACACGCTGCTACCATACCATTAGGGAATATAAACAGGCTCATTATGGTCTTACTCTCTTCCATCCCCCAGCACCTCCTTGGCTTTGTATAGCACCCGCCGTCTTTTTATCCACTTCACCACACCCGCTCTTGGATGAACGTCTTCCAACGCCTGCACAAGTTCCCGGGCGAGGGCTTCGGCTTTTTCTGCTCTCTCAGCTTCGCCAATACCTTGTTCTAGCCAAAGTTCCGCTTTGTCTTGGCAAAAGTCCTCCCATGCTACACCTATCTCCCAAGCCTCTTCCGGCGATGTGGATTGTCCCCACCCGCTACGAAAGTCTCGTACTTGCTCTAAATCAGCTTTCAAGTCACGCATGTTTCTTTATCTCCCTTACCATAGTTCTGATGTGACCCATAGCCAAGTTCCAGCCGGCGTAAAACTCGGGGTCATCCACTTTGAATTTGGGTACCAGCTCCAACTCTAGCTGTGCAAGGCTCGTGCGCAGCCGTTTATACTTTTGTTCCGCTTCAAAAGCCCTGTCCTCTGCCCTCCATGCGATAGCCAAGAACGCCACACACATAAAGAGGATGAATATCACAATTGACGTTTGCATTGTTCGCTCTCCTCCCAAACTACGTTCCCGTAGGTGTCTTTGACTTTGTAACTCCCGCCGAATATCTTACCGTGTAGCTTTGCCCTCTCAACAAGCTCCTGCAAGTCGTTGCTTGCGTGCATCGTAGCCATGTCCCCGCTATATAGGTGATAAGCAGGTGGTCTAGCCACGGTTCTTCACCACCCCCGCTTTCTTTCCGCACTTTCCACATTTCAGCCGCTCCATTTCAAACCTCCTTGTATTGTCAGACTTTTCTAATCACGAAGCGTTTTAAGCCGTTTTAAGAAATTACCTAACTCACCTTCGAAAGTTTGTTTTCCTCTTGTTTTTGACCGCTTATTGAAGCCACACTACCGCTTTATTTGCTGGCTTCTGTTTGATAACGTTGATAACGTTCGGCTAAGGTGCTAGAACAATCTGTCCATTGCATGTAAGGTTTGTTGAATAAAGCCAAACTCTTTTTGTTATCGCTCCCACCTTCACGATTCTTTGCCAGAATTAACTCCGTCACCCAGTCCCCTTGCTCCATACCTAAGAAGTTTGGTCTGTAATAGCCCTCTCGGTATAAAAACATTACAATGTCTGCGAACTCTTCAATATTACCGCTATCTCTTAGATCCGACATTACTGGTCGTTTGTTGTCTCTGCTCTCCACGCCTCGATTAAGCTGCGAAAGGAGTACCACCCATACGTCAATCTCTTCGCCCAGGTTCCGCAATTTAAGCACTATATCGCCAACGCCGTCAACCCTGGACTTGTGCCTGCGATCAAGACCAACTACCTGCAAATAGTCAACTGCAATCCAGTGCAGGTTAGGGTTCCTCATTTTTTCCACTCTCGCCAAGGAACAAATTTGATCTGCTGTCAGTCCTCGCCTATCGCTAATTTTTAGCGGTAACTCGCTCAGCTCGGTTAGTCCTGCATGGAACTTGTTTAAGTAATGGTCATCTAGTTTTTTTCGTAAGTAGTTGACAGGAATGGTTTGCACATTAGCTAGACTTCTTCGCCCTATTTGCGTATCTTTTTGCTCCAAACTAAAGATTACACCTGGATAGCCTTGTCTTGCCCAAAAGATTGCCTCGGATAGTAGGAAGGAGGTTTTCCCCATACTCGGGCGGCCAGCCATTACAATCAAAAAACCTTTTTCTACTCCGCCTGCTAATGTTTGCAGCCCCGCAAGGCTAAAGGGGAAAGTAGGTGGTTCCTCTCCGGCTTGTATCTTCGTCTGTGTTTCAAACATCTTCTGCGCCACTTCTTGCATAGACAGAGGTTCGTTAGCTCCAGTCTTTGTGAAAGCGTCCACCATCGCTTGTTGAGCCTCGGCAATGAGTTCATCTGTAGGCTTGTCATCGCTCTGGAGATCGCTAATTGCTTTTGTCAAAGTTTGATATACTGTCCTGCGTTTGTATAGGTCGATCAATTCTTCCATTAACGCCTTTGTTTCCTTTGGCGTGATCACTTGGTCAATTAGACTACGAAGATCGTCACCACTTAAAGCCAAACCACGCTTTTCCATCTCCCTGTAAATAGATACAGTTGATATCTTTTTGTCATTATTCGTTAGATCAACCATGATTTGAGCTACTTCCCTGTATCCCAGGTCGGAAAACATATCTGGTTGAAAGTCTGCTGCCACCTCTGCCCATGTATCAGGATGAACCATGATGCAACCAAGTAGTCTGCCCTCTAACACAAGATCAGCCATTCGATTCATTCTACCCCTCCCTTGGTATCAGAACCTAGTCATTCTTGACAATAACTCCGTCTGCTGTCAAACGCCCTTCTCCGATCTGAAATTCAAAATCACCGTAATAACTGTTGTCATGAGAGTTGTTAGACGTGGCTTGTCCCTTCGTGTTATCATAGTTCCCCTCTAGTACCTTCAGGCTGTTAGCTTCCTTCAGCAACCAATCGAAGTTACAGTTTTTCCATACACCACTCCTACCACTCAAAAAGTCACTTGCTTCTGCTTTTTCAAACAGGGTAATTAGTCCATCCATACCAAGATCCTTTAGCCTTGCTTTTATTCCTTTTCTTCGGCTAGTGCTTAACTTCATGATCTTCGGTAGAGAAGTGCACTTGCTATGGTAGAGATCAACGATTTCTTGATAGTCTACTTTTTCCTTTGTAGTATTCTCTGTAGTATTCTCTGTA